AAAGATTGGGTAAGAGAATATTATCCAGATATGAAATGCACATGGTCATACGCTATTCAGTGTATACATGGCGGTAAAGTAAAAGTTCTTAATCTTAAAAAGAAATTACTTGAGCAAATCATACTAGCAGCTGAAGATTTAGGCGATCCTGCCGACCCAGAAACAGGTTGGGACGTGTACTTTAAAAGACTTAAGACTGGTCCAATGGCTTACAATGTGGAGTATCAATTACAACCACTTAAGTGTAAATCAAGACCACTAACAGATGAGGAGAAAGAACTTATCTCTGAACTTAAGTCAATGGACGAAGTCCTACCAAGACCTACTGCTGACGCACAAAAAGAACTATTGGACAGAATCAGAAGTGGTTCTGCTAATTCTGATGCGGATGAAGTAATTAATGAGGAATTTGACATCTAATGTTAGGAATAGGCGATAAATTTCCAGAGTTTGAACTCAATGGCATAGGGTCTGGCAGACAAGACCCTATAAATGACTTTATTCAAGTCAAAAGCTGGGATTTAAAAGATTGGTCAGTTATTTACTTTTACCCAAAAGACTTTACATTTATTTGTCCTACTGAAATTGTGGGAATGGATAAGTTACTACAAGAAACAAGTGAAGTAATTGGTATTAGTGGTGACAATGAGTTTTGCAAATATGCTTGGAAAATGCAAGATGAACATTCAGAATTATATGCAGTAGAACACCCCCTCGCAGCTGACTGCGGTCTTAAATTAGCTAGAGAGTGTGGAGTTGTTGATGAGAAAAATGGAGTTTGTTATAGAGCAACATTTATACTTGACCCTGAGGGCTTTATTGCACATGTTTCTGTGAATCGCGATGATACAGGTAGAAATGCAGATGAAATATTAAGGACATTACAAGCACTTAAGGCAGGTGGACTGACTGGGTGCGCGTGGAATCCGGGGGATGAATTTGTAGCATGATTTTATTTACAGCAGACTGGCATATAAAGCTAGGACAGAAGAATGTACCTATGCCTTGGGCATGCTCAAGATACGAGTTATTTTTTCAACAAATCGAAGAAGCTGTAGAAAAACACGATATAAAATTACATATCATTGGAGGGGACTTGTTTGATCGAGTCCCTTCAATGGATGAACTTACTTTGTATTCTGATTTTGTAAAAAATACAAAAGTACAGACAATAATATATGACGGCAATCATGAAGCTACTAGGAAACATAAAACATTCTTTGATAATTTAATAAGAGTAACAAAAGAATTAAACCCTCTAGTAACTGTGGTTACAGAAACATATTATCAAGATGATTGGTGTATATTACCATATGCTGACTTGCACAGAAAAGGAAGTATAGAAGACATAGATGCTGATTATTTATTTACACATGTACGTGGAGAGATTCCACCACATGTAACACCAGAAGTAAACTTAGAAAGATTTGACAAGTTTAAAACGGTTTTTGCAGGAGACTTACATGCTCACGAGAATACTCAAAGAAATATTGTGTATCCTGGAAGCCCTATGACTACGTCATTTCATAGAAACGAAGTTAAAACTGGTTATTTAGTAATTGATAGCGATTGGAACTGGACATGGCATGAATTTAACTTGCCACAGTTAATTCGTAAGACAGTTACAAGTACAGAAGAAATGGTGCAAACTGAATGGCACCATACAATTTACGAAGTAGAAGGAGATGTTTCAGACCTGAGCGGGGTCAAAAATTCAGAACTACTTGATAAGAAAGTTATCAAGAGAAAAACAGAAGCAACTCTCATACTTGACAAAGAAATGACAATCGAGGAAGAGTTAGGGGAATATCTCTCCTACATACTTGAACTTGATGAAGATAAAGTTAAAAAAATTATAGGAGTATTCAGTGATCACGCTAGAGAAGCTAACATGGAGTAATTGTTTTAGTTACGGCTCAGACAATGAAATAGAACTTAACGACAACACTTTGACACAACTTATCGGCACAAATGGTGCTGGTAAATCTTCTATACCTCTAATTTTAGAGGAAGTTCTATTTAACAAAAACTCCAAAGGTATTAAAAAAGCAGATATTGCAAATAGAACTGTAAATAATGGGTATGATATTGCTCTTGATTTTACAGTAAACGAAGACTCTTATCACATTGACGTGGTTAGACGTGCAAATATTAAAGTTAAATTGCTTAAAAACGGTGAGGATATTTCTTCGCACACCGCGACAAATACCTATAAAACATTAGAAGAAATTATTGGGATAGACTTTAAGACTTTTTCACAGATTGTCTATCAAAACACCAATGCAAGTTTACAATTTCTTACGGCCACCGACACAAACCGTAAGAAGTTTTTGATTGATTTATTACAGTTAGATAAGTATGTATCTTATTTTGATGTATTTCGTGAATTATCTAGAACCCTTGGTTCCGATGTTGCACGAGTAGATGGGAAAATTGCAACTATTGAAAAATGGTTAAAAGACAATAAATTGGAAGATACATCACTATTATCAAAAATGGATTTACCAAAATATTCAGAAGAAGATGGAAAAACTTTACGTTCATTACAAATAGAGTTTGAAAATATCTCCGAAAATATCAAAAAAATTAATCAAAATAATTATTATAAAAAGGAGTTGGAATCCATAGATATTCATGAACATAGAAGACTATTGGCTGAGAATCCTGAAAAACTTGATACAACTACACATATTGAAAGTGCTGCTACTTGGAAAAGTGAGCAAGCTTATGAACAATCAATGTACGACAAGTATCAAAGATTATTAGACTTAGAAACGCACGAATGTCCTACTTGTGGAGAAAATGTAAATATCGATTTTATCAAAGGACAGATGGCAGAGCATTTAAAAACGGTGGAATATTGTGAAAAAGAAATTGAGAAACAAACTAAGAAACTCTCAGAGGTCAAGAAGAAAAATACAATTCATGAATCAGCAAAAAAAGGAATCTCACATTGGGAAGAAACATACAGAAGTATTGACCAAAACCTAAGTAGTGACATTCCTGACGCTGAAGAGCTGAAGTACAGAATAGCTGAATTAAGTAATCAGTACAAGCAGTATCAAATTGATTTAAGAGAAGCTATTGACCACAACAATAATGTAGAGAGACATAACACTCGTATCGCTATTATTGTAGAGCAAGAAACAAATTTTGAAACTGAACTTGCAGAACTTATTGAAAATTTAGAAAAAGTAGAGGATAAGTTAGCAAGTGTTGAAATATTGAAAAAAGCATTTAGTACAAATGGACTACTTGCATATAAAATAGAGAATCTTGTAAAAGATTTAGAAGAACTTACAAACGAATATCTAGCAGAGCTTAGTGATGGTAGATTTAGTCTAGAATTTGTGGTTCTAAATGACAAATTGAATGTAATTATAGAAGATAATGGAAAATCAGTAGATATATTATCACTGAGTGCAGGAGAGTTAGCAAGAGTAAATACTGCTACACTTCTTGCAATACGTAAACTAATGAGTAGTATTTCCAAGTCTCAAATTAACATTCTATTTCTAGACGAAGTTACCAACGTTCTTGATGAATTAGGAAAAGAAAGATTGGTTGAAATACTGTTGAAAGAAGAAAATTTGAATACATATATAGTCTCCCATGGTTGGACACACCCACTCCTAGAGAAGATAGAAGTAATTAAGGAAGATGAAGTAAGTAAATTAGATGGTTAATTCACGACAAAAAGGAAATAGAGGTGAACAACAAGTAATCTCTATGTTAGAAAGAATAACACAAGAAAAATGGGAACAAACTCCAGGCTCTGGTAGCGGTAAAATAAAAGGAGACCTAAGAGTCCGTGGCAAACATAATATATTTTGTGTAGAAGTAAAGTTTTACAAAGATAGTGGCTTTAACTCAAAGATATTTACTCAAAAGAGTAATAACCTTTTTAAGTGGTGGAGCAAATTATGCAAACAAGCACAAGACATGGAACAAGAACCTTTACTCATCTTTCGTGAGAACTATGGTAAGTTCTTCGTTGCAACAGTACGAAGACCACAAAATACATTGCGATATATGCATATTGCCTGGCTGGGTGCATATATAACTCTCGCAGAACCCTGGCTAGAAAATGAGGAGATAAAGTTTACAAATGGCGACTACAATTGCGAACCTTGGAGCCCCTGCTCCGATTGGGAACTTGCTGATAGTTGATGGATTAAATGTAGCATTTAGATGGAAGCATCAAAATATACTTGATTTTAAGTATGACTACATTAGAACAATCGAAAGTCTAGCAAAATCTTACAAAGCAGGTACGATTATCGTATGTGCTGATGGCGGTAGCTCTTACAGAAAAGAGATATACCCCGAATATAAAGCAAATCGTAAAGAACGATATGCAGAACAAACTGAGCAAGAGGCAAAAGAATTTGAAATGTTTATGGCAGAATTTCAAGACACTCTTACTCTTATAAAAGAAAAATATCCAGTTTTTCACTTTCGAGGTGTAGAGGCTGATGATATTGCTGCCTATATTACAAAGAACTTTGACTTTGATGATTGCTGGTTAATTTCATCTGATAAAGACTGGGATTTACTAATCAATGACAAAGTTTCGAGATTTAGTACAGTTACTCGAAAAGAAACAACAGTACACAACTGGGATGAACACTATGATTTTGAAATAGAAGATTATATCACTTTCAAGTGTCTTACAGGCGATAAAGGAGACAATGTACCTGGAGTACCAGGTGTTGGTCCAAAACGTGCTGTCCAGTTAATGCAACAATATGGAACAGTATTTGACATCTATGACGCATGCCCTATAGACGGCAAGTATAAATATATTCAAGCGGTCAACGAAAATGCAGAACAACTTCTACAAAATGTTGAACTTATGGATTTACTAGCTTACTGTGAAGATGCGATCGGAGAGGAAAATAAAGAAGTTATAAATAAAACTTTACAAGGAAAATTCTAATGAAAATAGATTATAGCAAAGATAAATTACTGACAGAGTTCAGTTTTAAAACTCTTGAAGATCGATATCTGGTTGGAGATGAAAAATCTCCTCAAGAAGGGTTTGCACGGGCAGCCCAAGCTTTTGCAGATGATGATGAACACGCACAAAGACTATATGATTATGCAAGTAATTTATGGTTTATGTTCTCAACTCCTGTTCTCTCAAATGGAGGGACTAAGCGGGGTCTGCCAATCTCATGCTTCTTAAATTATGTAGAAGATTCAAGAGAAGGTATAACTGAACACTATACTGAAAATGCTTTTCTTTCATCATTCGGTGGAGGAATTGGAGGCAGTTGGAGTTCAGTTCGTTCACAAGGAACAAAAACATCAAAAGGTTCAGAATCAACAGGTGTAATTCCATTTGTAAAAGTAGTTGATGCAGAAATGCTTGCTTTTTCACAAGGAGTTACAAGACGAGGCAGCTACGCAGGTTATCTGCACATGTCTCACCCTGAAATAGAAGAATTTTTAGATATTCGTAAACCGACAGGCGGAGACAGCAATCGTAAATGTCTTAACCTACATCACGGTGTAGTAGTACCTGATAAGTTTATGGAAATTATACATAGAGCTACTAAAGAGGAAGGCTTTGATGACTCTTGGGAGCTAATTGACCCACATAGTGGGCAAGTAAAAAGTGTTGTTAGTGCTAGAACATTATGGGTAAAATTACTCCAAAACAGAATGGAAACTGGAGAGCCTTATATTATGTTTGAAGATGCGGTAAATGCAGATTTACCACAGTTTCAGAAAGATAAAGGATTAGTTGTAAATCACAGTAATCTTTGTTCTGAAATCACATTAGCAACAAATGAAGAGAGAACAGCAGTCTGCTGTTTATCGAGTGTAAATTTAGAGTATTATGATGAATGGAAAAATGTTCCTGCATTTATTCCAGATTTGATTCGTATGCTCGATAATGTGCTAACATATTTTATTGACAATGCACCTGAACAGATGGAAAGAGCTAAGTTTAGCGCTATGCGTGAAAGAAGTTTAGGTCTTGGTGCTATGGGATTTCATGCTTACTTACAGAAAAACAATATGCCTTTTGAGAGTGTATTTGCAAGTAGTGTAAATTATGAAATGTTTAAACACATAAAATCACAAGCACAAGCAGAGACAGAAAAACTTGCAGTTGAAAGAGGAGCGTGTCCAGACGATCATTCTTGTTCAGTAAGAAATGCTCATTTATTGGCAATAGCACCTAATGCAAGTTCTTCTATCATCTGCGGTAATACTTCTCCAAGTATAGAGCCTTTCAGAGCAAATGCTTTTACTCAAAAAACAAAGAGTGGCTCTTTCTTACAAAAGAACAAATTTTTAGAAAAAGTTCTAGAAAAGTACGGTCGTAATGATGAAAATACTTGGAAAAGTATCGTTACAAACAAAGGGAGTTGTCAACATCTTGAGTTTTTAAGTAACGAAGAAAAAGAAGTATTTAAGACTGCTGTAGAAATTAATCAGTCTTGGGTAGTAGAGCACGCGGCACAAAGACAAGAATTTATTTGTCAGTCGCAGAGTGTAAATCTATTCTTTCCACCTGATGTAAATAAGGGCGAGCTACATAATATACATATGCTAGCTTGGGCGAAGAATATGAAGACATTATACTATCTAAGAAGTGAGGCAATTTCAAGAGCAGATAATGTATCAAATAAAATAAAAAGGGAGATAATCTTTGAACAAGCAGATTGTCTAAGTTGTGAGGGATAGATGAATTTACTAGAAGAAAGAGATTACTATAAACCTTTTGCATATCCTTGGGCATTTGAGTTTTACAAAAAACAACAACAAATGCATTGGCTTCCAGACGAAGTACCTCTCCAAGATGATATCAAGGATTATAAAGAAAGATTAAGTCCTGATAACAGGCTACTGTTAGACAATATATTCAAGTTTTTTACTCAAGCAGATGTTGATGTATGTTGTGGGTATGCAAAGCATTATCTACCTACATTTAAACAACCCGAAGTAAGAATGATGTTAGTAAGTTACGCGGCAATGGAAGCAGTGCATCAAGAAGCATATTCTTTACTTTTGGAAACATTGGGTAAATCTGATGACCAGTATCAAGAGTTTTTTGAAATTCAAGAAATGGTAGAGAAACATGAGTATCTAACAGATTTTAATATGAGTACACCACATGAGATTGCTAAAACAATGGCAGTCTATAGTGGGTTTACTGAGGGTGTTCAACTTTTTAGCAGTTTTGCTATCTTATTGAATTATCCTCGACATAATTTAATGAAAGGTATGGGGCAGATTGTCACATGGTCAATAAGAGACGAGTCTCTTCATGTTGAAGGTCTATCTAAACTTTTCAGAACGTTTATTGCAGAAAATCCGTCTATATGGACAGATAAACTGAAATATGAAATATATTGCGCAGCTGAACGCGTTGTTGAATTAGAAGATAAGTTTATAGATGTTTGTTTTGATAAAGCAGATATACCTGGTTTGACAGCAAAAGAAGTTAAAGAATATATTCGTTATATTGCGGATAGAAGATTACTCGGGCTAGGAATGAAAAATATTTTTCATAGTACTGATAATCCACTTCCATGGATTGATATGCAAGTAAATGCAGTTGAGCATACCAACTTTTTTGAGAACCGTGCTACCGAGTATGCAAAGGCTAGTACACAAGGAAATTGGCAAGATATTTTTAAATAAGGAGAAAATATGTCGACAGAAAAAAATAATCCACAAGTACAAGAACAGCAAGAGCCTGTGTTGATGCTTGATGATAAAAAATATGTGATTTCTGAATTAAGTGATGAAGCAAAATATATAGTTGCTTGTCTAAATAGTTTAACTGCAAAAAGACAAAATTTGCAGATGGAACTTGATCAAGTACAAGTTGCTTCTCAAGGGTTTACAGACAGATTAAAAGAAGCTGTTGAGAATCCACCAGAG